AAACTCTCCTTGTGAGAAGTAGTTTGTAGTATCTACATAGAATGCATCACCATAATTACGTGAGTTTTCTTTACTAAATTGTTGTGATATATAATCACCATCTAGTGTATCACCAAATGTAAGTTTATTTACTGCTAGATTGTTAGCAGGTATAACCTCAATCTTTTCATTAAGGTTTATGTACTTATTAAAATCTTTAACACTACCTCTCTTATACCAATCATCAAATGTTTCACAAATGAATTGTCCGTTCTTTGTATTGTTTGGATAGAATACTAAATTAAACTTCTTTTGTACTGCTTTGATAAAATCAACTAAACGAATACCAACTTGTCCAAAAGGCATATTAGATGGTATATCTATAATCTTATAATCACCAGCTTGCTTTACTTTATTTATTTCTAAATAAGAAACTGGATTTTGAGCAGTAGAATATCTTACATCAAAATTATCTACACCAAATACAGTTTGTTTAATTGCTGGATAGTAAGAACCAGATGGTAAAGATAATGTAGTAAATGTTTGTGCTGCTTCGTATGATTGACTTGTAGGTGTTACAGTTAATGTAAAATATACATCAACCATATAATCGTTAATAACATCTAAAGGTGTTTCGTATTTAGATGCAGTATTATTAGCATCAACGAATTGTAAAGTAAATTGTGGTACACCAATAGCACTACCTGCTTTATCTTTTGTAGATAACCATTGTAGATTTATTGTACCATTCAATTTAGTAGGTCTTTCAACAGAGTATAAAGGAGCAACTGAACCAGTAGTTAATAATGGTGTACTCTTTTGAAAGTTATTCCAATCTAAAGGAACAGATACATTATGACTAGCTGAAACATTTGTTGCAGTACTACCACTAATAGGTCCAATCTTAAATTGTCCGTAATCTTGCAAATCAACAGATGCTGAACCAAAGAATGAACCTGATGTTTGTATAAAACTCAAATCATTATTTAGAACCATATATACATTATCTAAAAATGGTTGATTCCAAAATGAAGATGTATATGTATATCCATATGTATCAAAGATTGCATCCCATACTTTCTTTATACGAATAGCTGGTTTGAAGTCTTGCACCGTCAATGAGCCAGATGATACTGACATTGGTAGTCTGTCTTGTGAATTAAAAGATAAACCTTGTCCGTAATCAGCTAATGGGTATATAATATCACCATTAAAAAGGCTACCACTCCAACTTAAATTGATATTTGCTAATGAAGCAGTATGGTTATAAGAACGAAGTGAAGTTAAATCAGTTAAAAATGCTTTGTTAGTATCTCTTGAGAATGCTGATGTAGCACCATATAGTGTTACCTCATAAGAATCTATGTATTTGTTTTGATATACATTTACCTTATTTAATTGTAAGTAACCATTAGCTACATATATACCATCGAAATCCATATAAGCTGGTACTTTATTATTAGAACCAAACGTTAAAGGAGAATATACAGATATATCGTAGTAATGCTCAAAGAAAGCATTGTTTGTTTTAGTACCAGGTAGTGTAATTGTGCGTGTAAAATCAGCAGGTATAGCACCTAAATCAAATAATTGCGTAATGTTATTGGAGATTTTGATTTCTTCATCTTGGAAAATATCTAAATCAACCCCATTAGCAATTAACTTAAAAGTAAAACCTTGTGTACTGGTTAAGAACGCCATATTAAATTATCAGTTTATACGGTTGTCCTAAATCAAATGTGAATGTGTACTGAATAAGTTTATCAACTACACCAGTCTTAAACCTTAAATTATTATTTACAATACTCAAAGGTCTAACTAAATCAGCAGTTTCATCATATACCCAATATATCTCATCACTAACTAACATTTGTTTGATTATATCATTGTAGTCTTGAGGAATGAATTGAGTATTTACCACTAGTGTTTGTATATCACTAACAGTATAGTTACTAATACCAGTCTCATACTTTTGATATGTTAAAGACTGTGCTGTCCAACTACCAATTGTTGGTTGATATACTTTTTGTGATGTACCAAATGATTGATTGGAACTACCATAGAAATTAAAGTAATCAAATTGTCCATATTTGTTTTTCCATTTGATACGAACATTTGGATACTTTTGTACACAAGTTATATCATATCTAATAGGAGAACCTAATGGAGTAGCACCATTATATGCTTGAGTAGTGTACCATTCTAAACCAATTGTTGATATTGGAAATCCAGTCTGTTCTGGTCCTATTGGATATTGTGCAATAAGAAATTGTGTTGCTGAACCTGTTGGTTGTACTGCAAAATCAGCTATACTACCATTAGAACCTACATACTTTACTCTATCTGGCCTAGTACCTGCACCTGCTCCTGTATATACTCCACTCTTACCATAATTATCTATAAAAGCAGATTGTGTTACGGGTCCATCTGTCATCAAAGGCCAGTATGGTGTTTTATCTTCTATTGGTTGTGATATTGCTTCCTGAAAAGTAGAATATCCATCCAATGCAGTATAGATAGATGATGATACATTTGAACCTGTAATCCAAGTACTACCACTCTTATATTGCCAATTAGCATTTATCTTAAAGTATCTTGCTGATGATGGTGTTGCTTGTAAGTAATCTGTTAAAGTTGAATTAACAATTCTACTAACATCAAAGATACCAACATTAGATGGATTAGGAAACTTTACTAATACATAATTAGATGCAGTTGGTGCTGCACTTATACTACCACTCCATATAAACAAATCAGCCGTATATTGAAACGAACTAGATGTGATGACTTGTGTGTTCTCTGCTAATGTAAAGATTAGTGGAGATTGTGCAAGTGATACAGATGTAGGTGTTTGTGTAATTAGTAAAGACATCGGTTCTTAAATGTTTACTAATATAACCTACATCTAAAAAAATATAGTGGATGGTTTACTTTACCTTATTAAACTCTCTTTGTGATTTCTTAAATGCTTTCATTATTTTAGCATCTATACTAGCCTTTAGATATTGTTGTACAGATTGTTTGAACTCTGTACTACCCATTGCTGCTTGTGGAAATGGACGAGGACCTGCTTTGTATTTTGCTCTACTATTACCACCATCTATAATGTATTTACCATAGAATAGATAGGATATTGTTAAGGTAGCAGATATAGCTTGAGTGCTAGATTTAATCCTTACCTTTACTGAATTGAATAAGTTACCAGTAATGTAAGCCTTTCTCCAATTCCTACCCGGTCTCAATCCTACTTGAGTTTGAGTTTTAAGAACTGCTGCTACATCTTTTAACTGATACATACTATGGGTTTAATTCATACAAACAACGAGGTCTGTCGTTGTGAACTAATAAATCAAATGTTGCAACCCACCCAGCTAATCCATTATCAAATTGGTCTCTAAAAGGTTCACAGTTCGTTTCTCCTGATACTTCAAAGGCTTGTTGGGAGTATTGTGTGTATGAAGTTAAATCGTTCAGTATAGCAAGAGTATTGGCGTGTATATCAACTACATCATCTACATCGTAGAATGGAATTGTTTGTGCGTTAGTTGGACCTGTGGATTGGTTAGCTAAAACTTTAACTTTATCAGCAACAGTAAGCTGACAAGTGTAGATAGTAGAGTTATCAGTAAATACTGCATTTGTAATGAGTATGTTAGATAACGGATATGCTGGAAACTCTCTTTCATCCACCGAAAAAACGTCTCCTTGCGTTGAGAAACGGATTTGTGGGTGATTAGCCGATATAGTCTTAAAATAATTAAGTACGTTATAATAGAGTGTAAAGTTTTGTCCAGTATTGTTAGTTATAGCCATAGGTTATTATAGTTGGATACCTCCAAAGTAGGCATTACCCATATTAGGGAATATCATTGTAGAGTTACCTACTGTCTGTAAGTATTGTGGTATTTCTGTACTATATGCAATTAGGTAGTTTTGCATTCTAGTTGCAAAGTAATCTGCATTAGATTGACACTTACCTGTAAGGAAATCAATATCTGTTTTAGATGGTGCTACTGATTGGTCACTTAAATGTTTAACTGCACCATTACTCTTAAACGATACAGAACTAAATGGTATATACTCTACACAAGTGTACCATATCAAAGTATTCTTTATGTGTTCGTTGATTAGGTCTTGGTAGTATATAGATAAAGTATCAGTAGTACCAGCTAATATGTTAGCACCGATAAACTCATATAAGACAGTTCCTAACAAATCTTTAATGTATTTTATTTGAGCTGTATTTACAAATGGTAATAAAGCATCAGCATCAATCGCTCCCTGCAAAGGTGAGTTTTTGATTATATCATTACGGCTGATAAATAATGGAGTTGCTATTTGTGTCATAATATTTTATGTTATTCGTATCTTTCGTATTCCTTTTCAAAGAATGCTTGTGATGGTCTTACTACTTCTTGCTCTATAACTTTGTTCTCATCATTAGAATCAGTTACATCTGGATTATCTAATTGGTCATTAGTATCTTCTTGTACCTCATCTATTGTTTGTCCTGTTTCTTCAGCAGTTTGTGCTAATATAGCTAATGGTGTTAATTGGTCTATATACAATTGTGAATCTAAATAACCACCTTCGTTCAATGCTGCATCTAATGTTTGTAACAATAGATTTTGGAAACCATTGATTGTCATCGTCTGTAAGATAGAGTAAGCAGTTTTCATTTCTTCACTCTGTGATGAGAAACCATTGTTAGCAGTACGGATACCAAACAACAAAGGCGATGTTACTCTATGTGCTACAAGTATTCTATCTTGTGCATACTCTGCAACATACTGATACTTTTCGTGTAGGTTATCTGTTTGTATTACATCTACTGTTGGTTTCAATAATGGGTCATCACTAAATGATAACATAAATCTACCAGCGTTTCTACTACCTGTAAACTTATCTTCAATCATATTTTCAATTACCTGTCTTTCTTCCGGAGCAGGAATACCATTATTAAAATTAACCATAACAACTGGCATAAACCCATTATGGATATTGTTTAAGTGTAGGTTAGATAAATCAGCTTCTACATAAGAGAATTGCAATGATGATACCCAATCAGGTAAAGAGTAATAGTAATGACCAGGTGAGTAATTCTTTATGTAAAGTATTTCTACATCTTCGTTTGAAGTACCAAACGCTGGGATTTTCTTTTTATGTTTCTGTGCTCTCTGGTCTTTCCAATCAGAACAATAGAAATAGTTTTCAATTCTGGGATTAGAGTATATCTTTTCAGCTCGTAGATTTTGGACTGGGACATGGTAAAATTTAATTACTTTAGTGTGTTCTTTATTCCAATAGACCTGATAAGCACCATTACCATATAGTTTCAAATCAAATGCTACTTTTCTTGTTTCTTCCTGTGGGATAAGTTTAGGTAATGCTTGAGTAAAGGTTTGGTTATTTGTATAAAGACCTTTACCATATATTAAATCAGCTATACCTTCAACGCAAGCTGAAGTAGTAGTAGATGTATTAAAAGCAGTAGTAATTAGTTCAAAGAAATCATCTTGTCCTAATATACCAACAGGTACCCACTCATGTCTAGTCTTTATATCTTCAAAGACTGCAGTTACATCTTGTTGCTGTAATTGTACTACTGAAAAGTTTTGATTTTTATTCATTGTTATTGAATTATGATAAACTCATTACCAGAGAGTCTAGATTTATATTGAGTATTTTGATTTACATAATCTGTTTTATTAACAGACTGTGAAGCATATACTTGCATAGTACCATTGTATATTGTAGAACCTGTATTTTTAAGTTCTAATCTATACTCATAAGCTACACTTGTTGTAGGTAATTGTAAAGAGAATGATAAAATACTTTCATAATTGTCATAAGATATGAAAGCTGAACCTGATATACTAAAAGATTGTGTACTTAAAGTGTACATATCTTCAATGTTTAATACTAAATTAGAACTTGAAGACACAAATGGTTGTGTATGAATACTGAAATTATTTGAACCTGTACCGAAATAAGAAAGCAT